GTTTTTATTATTGTTGTTGGCAGTACCTGCACTAGCATTTGCACAAGGCAAGATGCCTGCAAAGTCAGCAACATACGATGCACAAGTTATTAGAGTGAGTGATGGCGATACTATTGTAATCGCCGCCCCCTTTCTCCCACAGCCCCTTAAACCAGAGTTGGCTGTTAGAATCTTTGGAGTCGACACGCCAGAAAAAGGACACAGAGCTCAATGTCCACAAGAAGACCAGCGAGCGCAATTGGCGAGTAAATTTACAACTCAAGCCCTACAATCCCACCCAAAGCACCAAGTTATTATCTATGGATGGGATAAGTTTGGTGGCCGTATATTGGGAGATATCTTGGTAAACGGACAGAGCATTAGACAGGGACTTATCAGTAATGGCCTAGCTCGTGAGTACTACGGCGAAGCTAAACAGTCTTGGTGCAATTAATTTAAGAACAGAACATCTACCTTAGGAACGCTTGCGTTACTTAGATGTGCCCGGCTGCTGGGCAGAGGATTATCGGAGTCGTGCCCGGGAATGGTCTTCTAAGTGAGCATTAATACAAGAAAGCCCCTTCCGGGGCTTTTTTATTCTGCTAGAATAATTTTGTAAAGTTCACGCCAGTTTTTAACCACAGGGTAATTGCAAAGGTGATGCATATTGTGTCCGTGTTCGACCAGTATTGAACGCAGTCCTAACTGGTAACCAACATCAGCATTTGCCGGCTTGTCTTCAATCCACCATAGCCCACTTCCTTGATAAGGAGCCAACGCCTCATCTTTGTCTGCTCCTGTGTCTAAGCAGATAACTGATTCAATTGCATTGCCAAACAATTTACGCAGATTCATTTCACGCAGTTTGCCTGCGTTTTTGTCTAGACTTAGACTTGTGATAACACGGAATTGGTAGCCGTGTTCTTCGTGTAGTCGTTTAACATAGTAGGCAGCATCACGCAGTGCAGGAAGAAAGCCAATGGCTGCTGACTCGTTAAAAGTTTTTACAACTTTCTTAGAATCTTTTTCTTCTAGCTCGTTGTAGTGATGATGTAGATAATAGCTTTTCTTATTATCTGCTGTTAAGGTATAACCTCGTTCCTGCATCCAAACTGAGAATGCCCATTCCCAATCTAGTAGAACACCGTCGGCATCTGTGAGTATAAGTTTATTTTTCATACCATATTATAGCATTATTTTGGGTAGTTGTCAACAGGATAAGTAAAATATGAATATAATAATTGCAATCTTAATAATGACACACATTACAATAGTGAGTGTTACGTTGTACCTACATAGAAACCAAGCACATAGAGGAATAGAATTTCATCCAATACTAAGCCATTTTATGCGCTTTTGGTTATGGATGACTACAGGAATGACTACCAAGCAGTGGGTGGCTATTCATCGCAAACATCATCAGAATACGGACGTAGAAGGTGATCCGCATAGCCCACACGTATTTGGCATTTGGAATTTAGTCTTTGGTGGAGTCAAGTATTACAACCAAGCAGGCAGCGATGCTGACATGGTTATGAAATACGGAGCAGGTACTCCCAAAGACTGGATTGAACGCAAGTTGTATACCCCACATCACAAACTAGGCATTCTCTTAATGCTAGTCATAGACTTATTGTTATTTGGGCCGTGGGGATTTTTGGTGTGGGGTGTACAAATGTTGTGGATACCGTTCTGGGCCGCTGGCTTTATCAACGGTGTAGGACACTGGTGGGGATATCGCAATGGTGAAACCAAAGATCATTCACACAATGTAAGCCCGTGGGGTATACTAATTGGCGGTGAAGAACTACACAACAATCATCACTTGGATCCTGCTAATCCTAAACTGAGCAGACGCTGGTTTGAGTTCGATATTGGTTGGATGTGGTTTAAATTATTTGAATTAGTTGGACTAGCTAAACTTAGACTAAAATCTTAACTAGCGGAAGATCTATTTGGTCGTTCAAAGGTAACCATGCTACGTATTGTTCACATTGTTGCCCGCCACCACAAACACGAAATTTTTCAGAGGGGCATTGCCATCCTGGTAGTTCTTTAAAATAATATTCGAGAGCTGACGACCCGCTATTACTTTCCCTACTGACAAACACATACTCAAAATTATATTTTCTTGCTGTTTCTATTTGTTGAGTAATCATGATCCTAGTTTCGTCCCATATTTTTCTCTTCAAAATATCTGATCTGTAATCATTTGATTTTACATATCGATTTAAAATTCTAACGCCATTTCCGAACAGCTCTCTATGCAATACAGAACTAAATCCTACAATAACTGAATCTCGTTCGTAAATAGAAACAGCTATACTTTCTCTTGCTTTTAAATCAGATCGATAGTTTTTAATACGTTTCATGTTGTCAGGCAAGATATTAGAAAAATTGTCAATCGCTTCACAATATTTTTGAAAGTCTGCGTGATCTTTGTCAACAGTTGTTACTTTAATAGCAGTATTCATTTAAATATTTTTGTAAAGGATTATCAAGGCAAATATTTATATCGTGGCTTTGATCATACTCGCACAATAGAAAAAGCACCCAAAGGTGCTTTTCTTTTACTATTTTTATTTTAATACCGCTATGCGGCTAATAGTTTATTTTTTGGTAGCGCCAGCATTGACAAATGCGTACATCTTTTCAGCTGTCTCTAGAACTTTCTCAAGTCCTGGGAATGTTGGCATATCTACTTTGGTAACAATTTGACCAGTCTTCTCATCGCGAGTAGCAGTCATTTCCCAACCTTGGAATTTGGCTTGAAAGTCATCTTGTACTAGGCTCTTGGCCATACCCAAGATGTCTGTACGGATTTCGTAACCGTTTTTGTTGAATTTAACTTCTGGAAGTTTTGGTGCTGTAAAAATTTCTGACATATTAATCTCCTGTGTGTAATGTCTGTTTGCATAGATACTTCTTTTTCTCTATGTACTATTATATATGCCTTGTGATAAAAAAACAACTTATTTCTTGAACTTGTTTACTCGTTCTTTAATAAGTTTAACCACTACGTCACTGAGCACAACCTCATAGTGGTTATAATCTACTTCTACTAGTTCCATATCCTCATGATGCTTCTGACTGGCAATGGTTACAACACCATCATTGGGTTCATGCATAAAAGCACTTTGCCCTTTTACAGTAACAATGTTAGTCCACGGGTGCTGTATCTTAATACGACTGGCCTGCTTCATTACCCATGAACTGGGCCCAATATCACGCATCAGTCTGCTAAATGGCAAGAAATATTGAGCATAGTCCGCTACTTCTGCACCACCATACGGAGTGCTTAATGTCACAGCACCCTTAATAGAATCGGGCATACTGTTAGCCAAATGCAAACTGTAGATACCTCCCAGACTATGTGCAACAAACACTATGTTATTGCAATCTTTTAAGGTAGACTGCATATCATTGAGGTTGTTTTCAAAGCCATTTCGGCTATCGTAGTTAATGTCTAACCCTTTGCCTAATTTACTTCTGATATAATTAAAACTTTCGCTGGTGGCATTGGCACCGTGTATATAAACTAAGTTCATAGTGTATATATCTCTTGCGCTGCAACACGTTACTTGGTCATTAAGGCTTTGGCTTCTGCATACATACCTGCTCTAGCCAGTGCTGAAGCAGCACGGGCTTGTCCCATACTGGTGCTGATAATGTATAATAGATTTAATAGTTTTTTCATAGATAGCTTTCCTTTTGAGAATTGAATTGTCGGATGTAGTTTTCCAACTGTGCGGCATCGGTAATGCCTTTGGTGCTTAGATATGCGTCTAAGCGGCTTTGATAGCTAGATCCAGGGAACATTTCGGATAGACGTTCCATAATAGCTAACATTCGATCTGATAAAAATTTCATTGTGTTTCCTGTGTGTTAGTGTAGACTCAGTGTTTCTACTGAGTTATTTATCCGGCTCTTGTGCGATCGCACATTTTTCAGTACAATGTTATTATTGTTTAAAATGAGTTAAATACACAATAGGAATATTTCAATGAAGTTACAAACCAGATCGATACTGCAGGAACTGAATTCTATTGCCGATGTGCGCAGCACTGATTCGTTGATAGAAAGTCGTGCTGCTAACATTATCAATTCAGCTATCAATCTATTGGAAAGTATTCATAAAAATTATGATTCTGCTTCGGCAGACGAACTTGAACGCCGTCTTATCAATGCTATTAAAGGGCATGATCCTAGTAAATTTACACGTGGTGTTCGTAGAATAGCAGAAGCACGCAAACTCAAGAAAAAATTGGATGAAAGCAATGATCAGTAAACTGTCAGAAGGCGGCAACGTATTCAAAGGCCCGGAAAAGCAACCATTAACACAGCGTATTGCCACAGCTGATGTAGAGGAAACCATTCTCTACATTGAAAAAATCACAGGCCTAGACTTTACCAAAGAAAAGCATCTTGATGACAAGAAGCCTGTAAAATGGCTAGGTACCACTGGCCGTAAAGAAGATCCAGACGGTACCTTTGAAAAGAACAGCAGTGGCGACTTGGACCTATCAGTGGATGCCAACGAAGTAGATAAGAAATCATTCGCTGAAAAACTAATATCACAATTTGGCAAAGAAAATATCAAACTCAGCGGAGACAATGTACACTGGAAGGTGCCTATCAAAGGCAGTCCAGACAATGGATTTGTGCAAGCAGATTTTATGTTTTCCGCCAATCCTAAATTTCAACAAGGTAGCATGATTGGTGGGCAAGGTGAATATCGAGGTGAGCATCGTCATATCCTATTAAGCTCAATTGCTCGTGCCCGCGGTATCAAGTACAGCCCAAAACACGGCATACTGAATGCCACCACAGACGAACTATTGCCCAACGGCAACGATTGGAATCAAATTGCCAAAGTGCTGTTGGGTCAAACTGCCACAGTCAAAGATATCAAATCAGTTGACGCAATTCTCAACTACATCAAGAAACTGCCTAACTACGAAGAACTAGTTGCAGGTGCAAGAGAAACACTGGGCAAGCAAGGTATTAGTTTGCCAGAAAATGTTATCTCGTTTGAAAGTGCGCAAACAGGAACACCCTCTTGGTTCCGCAAAATGATGGAACGAGTGAAATGAGAGCATTTGAATTCCTTGATGAAACGTGGAGCAAGAAATACAAAAGCTCTATCAATTGTGCCAGCCCCAAAGGATTTAGCCAAAAAGCGCATTGTGCTGGCCGCAAGAAAAACGAAAGTATCTATGAAGCTGACGCAGCACCTCCCGCCAAGAAAGTGGGCCGTGAGTTTAACCACCTAGAAGATCTTGTGTTCACAGAAGCCAATGGTGCTAACAAAGCCATCAAGATACTTAAAGACCTAGCCAGTCCTGAAACCAGTATTACAATCAAGTGGGACGGCAATCCCACAGTGTACTGGGGACGTGAAGATGATGGCTCCTTCCGACTGGTAGGCAAAAACAACTGGGGACGCGAAGAAGGCAAAAGTTCCAGTCCAGAAGAACTCAAACAGTTTATCATGAGTCGTGGCAAGGGCGAAGATTGGCGTGAGAAATTTGCCGGGGATATGGCAGCACTGTGGCCCATATTTGAACGTGCAACTCCTGCAGAATTCCGCGGTTATGTCTACGGAGACATTCTATTCCATCCTGGCAAACCATATACCGGCGCTGACGGCAAAATTACATTTACTCCCAATCAAACCACTTACTCTGTTGCTGGTACCAGTGAAATTGGTCGAGCATTGGCCAAGGCCAAGATTGCAGTAGCCGCCCACAAGGTGTTTGGTTATTTTGGAGACAAGACAGGTGCGGACTTTGACGATCCTGAACAGTTCAGCGGCAATCCGGAATTAAAAGTATTTGGATTGACTAGTGTTAGCTATAGACCAGCAGTGGGTGCAGACAATCTTGCTGCCATTGAAGCACTGGCTAAAAATCAACAGGCCATTGACAAATTGTTGGCACCCGTTGCTGGAATGGGCTATCTACAGAGTGAAATTTACACTTTTGTTAATAATCAATCCAAAACAAAACAACTGGACAATATCAACACAGAAGCCTTTATGGGCTTTGTGCAAAAGACTCCTGCCAAAGCTGCTAAAATTGCAGCACACAGTGAACAGCATCCCGGAGTCATGGATGTGATGTTTGAACTGGTGCGTGAGATCATGGCGGCCAAAGATGAAGTAATTCGTGAGCTAGATGCATCAGGTGGCGACATAGAGCAAACTACAGGCGGCAAGCCTGGTGGTGAAGGCTATGTTGCAGGGGGAAGCAAGTTGGTACCACGTGATCGCTGGACTCCGTTTCGAGCCGATTAATAGTTCAAAACCCCTGATTTCTTCAATCCAATATAAATACTTGCATAGGAATCAAGGTGATTCTTATACAATGCCAGTCCCGGAGCGGGACTATTGATTTAAGGAGAACATATCATGGCAGCATTCGCAAGAACAAATCCAACAGCAGTAGCTCGCGGTACAATTCAATACACATCCGAATTAACATTCTACAAAGTAGTTCTAAATGGATCAGGACTAGCAGTTGCGGCTTCAGACGCAAATGCAGCAAAGATTTCCGATGCACTAGGTTCTATAGCTCGTTTGTTTCAATTCAAAAGCAACGGTCTTGAAATTTTTATGGTAGCAGATCGTCATAGCACCGACATTGACTCTGTTGCTAGACTAATTGCTCAAGTTTTAAACACAGGCGCTGCATTTACTAATACAGCCGGCAGCGGTGTTGCTACATTGTCTGATTCCAACACAATTACAGTAACTGTTCCGACAGACCTAGAAGGTATGTAATTTTAAATTCTCAGGGATGGGAAGACTAAGCCCGGTTCGCCGGGCTTTTTTACGACTACAATTTTGTAGAGTTAAATAGTAGCATATAATTATGCAACTGTTTAAACTTGTCAGTGTGGTCGATATCACACGTTCTCTCCCATCCAGATCAGAAACAGATCATTTGAAATTGGGGCAACAGGCCAATTTCAACAGCCTCATACAGGCCATTGGCATTAGGTCAAATGTGGAATGGGATCGAGACCCAGAATGCCACACAGGTAGACTACCCGATGCTATAGAAGGTGCTGCCACTCATTGGATTTGGGAATTTTCAGTTGAAAGAGATTTTGTTTTTCGACTAGACGATGATCCGGTGGGTCTGTTGTTGGATGACCTTGAAGGTGTTCCTGTGATAAATCAGTTAAATAATTCAGTAGATATTACACCTTCAATATTTCAAACCAAAGGTGATCGTGCAAACATTTGGATACACGAAATCTCACAAGCGGGATAAATATAATTTAACAGGCAAAACAATTAGGCATTTCGGAACACTTAGGCACATGGCTCGGAGCGAGCACTTGACTTAACATAAAAGGAAACAGCCTACATGGCCACAACAGTAGAACGACTTGGTGTAGTAGAAACCAAGGTAGCAAACCTAGGCGAAAAATTAGACGAGATCAAGGTTGATGTCAAAGAAATGCACGACTGTCTAGATAAAACTCGCGACAGTGTCATGGCCAAACTAGAAGACATGTACGGTGCAAGCTGTGAACAGCATAGTCAATTGGCCAGTAAAATTACAGAATTAGAAAAATTTAGACAGAAATGGATCTATATGACTGCTGGAGGTGTAGCAGTATTAGGTTGGGTATCAGGGCATATGGATCTAGTTGCCAAGATGTTTAGCTAATATCAATCACCCACTTAAATAAGGACCATAGGTCCTTTTTTTATGACAAACATACAGCGGCGTTTAGAGCATTTAGTAGCCAACGCACAGCGTAAACTCATAGCCGACAATCACATTCTGCCACTAAAGGTTGCTGGCGGTATTCTTGTAGGTGATGTGTTAATTGTCAGCCAAGAAACTACAAAACATCTTTATAGGCACAACAGTATTATCTACAGCAATATCAATCTCAATGCCACAGCAATCAGAATGGCCAATCTAGTGACAAAAAATACAAACCCTGCAATCGTGGATAAAATTTACAGATTAGACCAAGAATATGGCAGATGGTTCACAGACAGCCAGATTCTTAGAACACAGTATCAAAAAGCTATCGTAGCTAAAAACTTTGAAAAAGCAGACACTCTTTGGGCAAGATATTGTGAAAGCAGGGACAAAACTCTAGCTGCCAAAGAAACTGTAACCGCTTTGACTTATTTCTGAATAAATAATACATCACTATGGATCAACCGATATGAAAACCACAGATCTCTTCAAAATTAATAGAACCAGTAAAAGACTGAATGAAAGCATGTTTAAGACTTTTGGTCG